TGGCGACCGCTGCGGTTCTTTCGCAAACGTCGTTAGAGCAAATGCTGATCCAAGTCCGTCAGGCGGTGGACAACAACGGTAAGAAGATTCGATTGGTTCCTCGCCAATTGATCGTCGCGCCGGACAACATCTTCCAAGCGGAAGTGTTGTTGAAGTCCGTTCTCCGCGCTGGCAACGCCAACAACGACATCAACCCAGTGAAATCCATTGGGCTGTTAGATGAAGGCGCTGCTGTCCTGTCACGTTTGACCTCGTCCACCGCTTGGTGGGTGCAGACGGATGCTCCAGAGGGCTTCAAGCTCCTGATGCGCCGTCGTTTGGAAAAGACGATGGAAGGCGACTTTGAGACCGACTCGATGCGCTACAAAGCGACCGAACGTTACGACATCGGCTTCACCGATCCTCGTTGCGCTTACGGTACGCCCGGAGTGTAATCACATGGGGGCTGTGTAACAGCAGCCCCTTTCTTTCAACCGAGTGGTTCAAGCCACAGGGAGATTAAAATGCCTCAATTTAGTGATGATTTATTCTTGGGTACTGCCCAAGGGTACATTGGTACGAACAATACCAATTCCGAGGCTGTTATCACTGGTTCCGTTTCGGGAACCACGATGACGGTCACTGCTATGAACTCTGGTGATTCTTTGGTTCTGGGACAATACGTCAACGGAACTGGCATCACCGCTAACTCTTACATTACAGCTTTTGTATCTGGCGCTGGCGGCACTGGTACTTATACCTTGAGCCAATCTTCGTCAGCCACTGGCTCAATCACGATTTACGCCTCTGGCAACGCGGGTCTTGGCGATCCTTCACCGATGGAAGTTGGTGTAGGCCCATTAGGACGCGAGTATGTCTGGGACTTAATTCCTCAAACCTTGCAAGCGGCTAACATTGCTGCTTCGCAAACCCCTGCTGCTGCGGGAAACTTAACCTTGACCGCTGGTACTTCCGCTAAGTCTGTGGTTCGTACTGATGGCACGACCGTTATCCAATTGGATACGCCTCGCGCTGTTAGCGTTACCCAAGTCACTGCGGGTACTGGTCGAAACTTCACCGTCTCTGGTTATGACTACTACGGTCAAGCCATGAGCGAAGTGATTGCCTCAACTGCTGGTTCTACGATCAGCGGTAACAAGGCTTTCTACCAAATCTCCAGCATTGCGGTATCTGGCGGTACGACCACTGCGGTCACTGCCGGAACGACCGATAAGTTGGGATTGCCATTGCGTGTATTCGATGCTGGTTACTTGGTGCGAGTGGGTTGGAACAACACCCTAGCCAATGACGCTGGCACGTTTGCTGCGGCTGATATGACTACCCCTGCCACTTCGTCAACTGGCGACGTGCGTGGTACTTATCTGCCATCGAGCGCAACTGACGGCAAGAAGCGTTTGGTTGCGGTTGTCGCTCTGCCCGGTATTGCTGCTGGCCCCAATGCTACCCGCACTGGTGCTCTCGGCGTAACTCAAGCCTAATAGGAGGCTGACATGGCTGAATTTAAACCAATGGTGAAAATGTACACCGATGAGCCATCAGTTATCCTGAAGCTCAAAAAAGGTGGCAAGGTTCACTCCAAGCACCACGAAGGTCACGGTCATCACTCGATGCACCATGCCACTAGTGGAATGACTCATGGCGTAAAGGCTGCTTTCCATGCGGAAGCTGGTAAGTCTCCTAAGAAACCATCGATGGCTGAACGTCGTAAGGCGATGAACCCACAACTCTACAAGAAGGGTGGGAAAGTTGCTCACAAGATGGACGGCGGCATGATGGGCGCTGCTCCTGCTGCTGGAGCGCAAGCCCCTGCAATGGGTGGCGGCATGAACCCAATGGCGATGGCTGCCTTGGCTAAGATGGCTCCAGCCATTCGCGCCGCTCGCGCCGCTCAAGTGCGTAAAGCTCTTGCTGGTCTTCAAGGTCAAGGGCAACAAATGCCAATGGCTAAGAAAGGCGGCAGCATTGCCAAAAACGTCAAGGCTCTTGAGAAAGAGTTACATCACCACGAGAAGTTGGACATGGCTCATGCCCATCCGAAACATCATAAGCACGGTGGTATGCACCACAAGGCTGATGGTGGAGCGATTGATAAGGCAGAGACCAAGACCACGCTCAAAAACAGCGTCAAGCCTTTTGCCAAGACCAAAGTCGATGATGGTCAACATCACGATAAGGTTCACGGCACTGGCGAGATTAAGGAAGGCGTACCAGCGGGCTACAAGCACGGCGGCAAAGTGCATCGCGTCTCTGGTCACCCAGAAGGCACGCACGCTCACCACAAGGCGATGGCTAAACACCACGCTAAGATGGCTGAGGGTGGATCGGCGCACCATGCCAAAATGTGCGAACACCACAAGCACATGGCTAAAATGTGCAAGAGTGGCAAGTACGCGATGGGCGGCACGATCGAAGGCAACGAAGGCAAGTTTGAAAACACCTACGTTGTGGACGGCGATCACCGCGACACCGCGCACGGCACTGGCGGCGTGAAAATGGCTAATGCTGGTGGATTTAAGCATGGTGGCAAAGCCCATCACGGCATGAAACACCACAAGATGCACCACAAGGCGACTGGCGGCTCGATTCCTGCTGCCTCTAGTAAAAACCGACATGAAGATCATCTGAAGGGTGATACTTATGAAGGCGGCAACTGGGAAAATCGCCCTGCCAACACCTCAACCGCTGGCGTTAAAGGCACTAAGACTGGTGAAGTCAAGGAAGCCAACGCAGGTGGTTTCAAGCGTGGAGGCCATGCCTCAAAAAAAGCCTACGCCACAGGGGGTAATGTTGTAGATGATGGTAAGGCAGTAAAGATGCCCCATCACTTCATCAGCAAACCTGTGGCGAATAGCTTGCAATCTGGCACTTTCCGCAAGGGTGGCAAAGTAAAAAAGTTTGCTGACGGCAGTTCAGCGCAAAGCTCAAGTCCTGCTAGACCTTATGATCCTAGCAACGACCCAATGCTGCAACGCATGAACCAAGCCGTCAGTGACTCTTCAGCCGCTGAAACTAAGGACAACGAAGACTTCCGCAACGCAATGTTGAGTCTCCCACGAAACTTGTACAACAAAGCAATGCAACTGAAGAATCGTTATCTTCCTAGTGACGACGGCGCTGTTACCAAGACGAAAGAATCGGTAACATTATCCCCACCCAAAAGCCCTACTCCAAAGAGAAAGGGTGGAAAGATTCAGCGCAAGCAATTAGGTGGTTGGTGTTAAACCAAGAGGGGAGTTTCGGCTCCCCTTCTTTTAAAGGAATTTAAAAATGACTGCTACTGTACGTTCAATTACTCAAGACGGTCGGTTCGAGCCATTTGAGCTACAGGTAGCTCGTGGCGTGATCTACGGTCACTCTCCTATTCAGATTTTCGGATTCAGCAATGCTGTTGGATCGTCTGCTTTTGGCCCACTCTGGGAAGGCTTGACCGCATCAGGCGGCGCTTACACCTATCCCTCATCGGCGGGTCAAGTTGTTTTGGTAAGCTCTTCAGCCTCTGATACGTCCGCATTAAGCGTGCAGGTTCAGGGTTTAGACGCTAACTACAATATTCTCAACGAAACAATTGCGATGAACGGAACCACCAACGTAACAACGGTGAACTCGTTCTTTCGCATCAACGCGATAGTTACAACCAACGGCGCAAACGTTGGAACCATCACGGCTAAAATTGGCGGCACTTTGTACGCTCAAATGAACGCAGGGATTGGCGCGACTCAAATGTCGATCTATACCGTACCTGCTGGCTATGACTTTTATTTAAGTTACATCCAAGGCGATGCCAACATTGGGTTTACCTCAAGTTCTTATATGACCTTCCAAGAGTACAATAAGGACAACACCTCTGGGCATATAAACATTCTGAACCAATCAACCTTTGTTCAATCGTTTGATTTCCCATTCACTTGCCCGATTAAACATCCTGAAAAGATGGATATTCAATATCAAATCAAGGCGTATAGCGGTTCCAACGGCATTGCGAACATCTATGCTGGTGGCATTTTGATTCAGAAGGACATTCTGACCAATTAATATGGACAATAATCATGCCAGCAACATCCAAAGCCCAATTTCGGCTAATGAAAGCGGCTGAACACAACCCCAAGTTCGCCAAGAAAGTGGGAATCAAACCCTCTGTCGCGGCTGAATATACGGAGAGCAACGTGGGCAAGAAGTCCTACGGCAAACTCCCTGTCCACAAGGCAGAGGGCGGTCTGTACGCTAACATTCACGCCAAGCGTGAGCGCATTGCTCATGGCTCAGGCGAGCATATGCGTAAGGTTGGCAGCAAGGGCGCTCCTACTGCGGATGCCTTTAAAGAAGCTGCAAAAACCGCCAAGCACGCTCACGGTGGTGGGGTTAGCTTATCAGTGGGTCGCGGTGAGAAATTGCCAGCCTCAAAGGGCGCAGGACTGACCGCAAAGGGTCGAGCAAAGTACAACCGAGAGACTGGATCGCACTTGAAAGCGCCTCAGCCCCAAGGCGGCCCTCGACGCAAGTCTTTTTGCGCTCGCATGGAGCCAATTGCTCGCAGCAGTGAGAAAGGCAGTCGCGCTCGAGCTTCAATGCACCGATGGAATTGCCCCGGTTGGTAGAGGTGACTTATGGCGTACAGCGGAACGGTTGGTCAAACGGTAATAACTGTCCAAAACTTCATTGATCAGGGCGCTCGTTTATCGGGAAAACTGGCTGAAGAGTTGACGGTTGAGCAAGTTCAGGGTTCTAAACAAGCTCTGTTCTTTGTTTTGAGCAACTTAATCAATCAGGGCATCAATTATTGGGCTATTAACAAGAAAGTTTATGGCTTAATTCCTGATCAATACGAATATTTACTGCCTGTTGGTGGTGTAGACGTATTGAATGCACTGTATCGCCGTTTAAATCGACCTACCCCTACGCAAGGCGGCGGTTATTTTGGTTCTGATGGTAACGTTGGACTGGCTTTTGATAACAATATTTACACCTCTGATGCGCAAAGCACTCCCAATGGGTACATTGGTGTCAATTTCGGCACGAATAATCCTGTTTATGCAGGGTCAATTGGTATCCTTCCTACCGTTTCTGGCTCATTCCATATACTTTTGGAGTGGAGTTTTGACGGAATTACATGGAATCTACTCCAAGACACAGGCGTAACGACTTGGGTTAGCGGAACTTGGCTTTGGTATGACATAGACCCGGGTCAAACGTGTCAGTATTACCGTATGCGCGAGACTTCTGGCAACATTTTGAACGTTGCCGAGTTCTTTGTGGGCAACAATTCAACCGAGGTGACGATGGCGCGGTTAAACCGCGACGACTACACCAACCTGCCCAACAAGAACTTTACGGCTAACCAACCCTATCAGTATTGGTTCAACCGAACGATTCCCCAAGCTACTATCACGTTATGGCCCGCCCCATCTGACCCATTTGTGCAGATGACCATTTGGTATTCGCGCCAAATTATGGATGTGGGCGATCTAAATGGTCAGCTTGAGATTCCCCAACGATGGAACATGGCCATTCAGTTCCTGTTGGCGCATCAGATGTCGATGATTTTGCCCGGCGTTGAGTTAGACCGCATTGATTACTTAGATAAACAGGCGCAAACTTACTTTACAATGGCTGAAAAC